AGCCCGAGGTTCCTGCCGCCGAACCCGTAGACGAGTGGGCGGCAATGGTGGCCCACCTCACCCAGGACGACGCGGACGACTGGTCGGCGCTCGTCTCCAACCTGACCGGACCCACGGCGTCGTCCAGCGCGGCGACGGAAGCCTGAAGGAGGCACAGTGGCCACACCGACCAACACCGTCCCGCGCAACGCCGACGAGCTTGCGGAGATGCTGAGCAACCCGGCGAAGGTCCGCGAGATCGCGGCCAGCCGGGAATCCCTGGCGGAGTTCATCACCGAGTACGCCAACCGGCAGCAGGGTGAGGGCACCGACCTGAACCGGCAGATCGCCGAGGAGACGCAGCGGCAGTTCGCGGCGATGCTCCGCGACCACGGCGCCGACATCAAGGACAAGGAAGCAGCGGGCGCAATCAAGCGGCTCGACCTCGACCCGCAGGCGAAGCGGCCGAACGGCATGCTCACCTCGCACCGGCAGGGCACCGCGTACAACGCGGCCGCCCCGGGCGCGCAGGTCGACAAGCACTTCGAGAACTCCATCGACTACGTCCGGAACATCTGGCACAAGAACCCGCAGGCTGACGCGGAGAAGCTCGCCGCGCTCGTCAACGCCGCGGGTTCCATCTCTCCGGCGGACGGCGGGTTCCTCGTCCCGGAGACGCTGAGGTCGCAGCTGCTGCAGCTCGCACTGGAGCAGGCTGTCGTCCGGCCGCTGGCCACGGTCGTTCCGATGGACTCGGCGCGGGTCCCGTTCCCGATGATCGACACCACCACGAACGCCGGATCGGTGTTCGGCGGCATGATCGCCTACTGGGGTGAAGAGGGCGCCGCGCTCACCGACTCCAACCCCAAGTTCGGGCGCGTCACCCTCGACGCGAAGAAGCTCACCGGCCTGTCCGCCGTACCGAACGAGCTGCTGCAGGACAGCATCGTCTCCTTCAGCGCGCTGATCGAGACGCTCTGGCCGCAGGCCCTCGCGTTCTCCGAGGACAACGCGTTCCAGTCCGGTACCGGCACCGGCGAGCCCCTCGGCTTCCGCGGCGCAGGCAACCCGGCAGCGGTCACCGTGTCCCGCGGCACCGCCAGCACGATCAAGTACCCGGACATCGTCGGCATGTACGCGCGGATGCTGCCGTCGTCGCTGTCCAACGCCGTGTGGATGTGCGCCCCGGACGCACTGCCGCAGCTCCTGCAGATGTCCCTCACCGTCGGCACCGGCGGCAACAGCGTGTTCGTCGTCAACGCGGCGGCCGGGATGCCGATGAGCATCTTCGGACGACCGCTGATCATCACGGAGAAGGGCAGCCAGCTCGGATCCCGCGGTGACCTCGTGTTCTGCGACCTGTCCTACTACCTGGTGGGCGACCGTCAGGTGATGACCGCCGACAGCAGCACGGACTACAACTTCGGCTCCGACAAGACCACGTTCCGCATCATCCAGCGCGTCGACGGCCGCCCCTGGATCCAGTCCGCGATCACCCCGCAGAACGGCAGCTCCAACACCCTGTCGCCGTTCGTCGAACTCCTCTAACACCCCCGGCCGGCTGCGGCATTCACACCCCGCGGCCGGCTTCCACCGGGCCGGCAGTGTCGCCCCGGACCCGCACTCCAGACGAAAGGAAGCCCGATGTCTCAGAAGGCACTCGGCAGGCTCATCAACACCACCCCCGCCGCGGACGGCGTGTGGATCGCGCTGAAGGGCGCGGCCGCCGGCGTCACCTTCTCCTGCTACCTCGCGGGTGCGGTCGGCGACACGTACACGCTGCAGGAGGCGAAGGACTCCGGCGGTACGGGCGCGCAGAACCTGGCGATCATCACCGAGTACCACACGTGCACCGGGAACGGGACGGACGCGTGGACCCGCAGGACGCAGAACGCGGCGGCCACGGTGGTGACCGCTGCAGCGGCGACGCAGAACGCCATGGTCGTCGAGGTCGAAGGCACCAGCCTCTCGGACACCTACAAGTACGTGAAGCTCACCAGCACCGGCGCGGGCACCGTCAACGCGATCACCCGTGACCTGCTCGCGGGCCGTGCTCCGGCGAACCTGCCGGCGACGGGCGCCTGATGGCTGTGTGGACCTGCGCCGAGTGCACGGCGGACTACGCGGTGGGGGCGCCTCGGTGTCCGCAGTGTGGGTCGGTGGTGCGGATCGACGAGAGGCCCATGCCGAAGGAGGAAGGCGAGGACATGGCGAAGATCACCGTTCACGGTGGGCCGTCCAACGCGGCCGCCGACGAGGCGGCCGAGGCCGCTGCCGACATGGAAGGCAGTGAGCAGCCCAAGTCCGGTAAGCGGGACTCGTCCCGGCCGGCGAGGCGGCCACGGTCGGCCCGCGCGGCTGACTCCGAGGAGTAGGCCATGGCCGTCGGATTCTCCACCGCGGCGGCGAACACGCACCTCGACAACACGGGCAGCACCTACCCGTGGGTCAAGCTGCACGTCGGGGACCCCGGCGCCGCGGGCACCTCGAACGTGGCGACGGAGACGACCCGCAAGCAGGCGACGTGGGCGTCCGCGGCCGCGGCGTCGAAGGCCACGTCGGCGGACCTCGTGTGGACGAACGTGGCCGGCACGGAGGACTACACGCACTTCTCGCTGTGGACGGCCTCGTCCGCCGGGTCGTTCGGCGGCTCCGGGACGATCACTGCGAACGCGGTGACGTCCGGAGACACCTTCACGATCCCGTCCGGCCAGCTCACGCTCACCCTGCCCGTCGCGGCCTGAACAAACCACCAGCACTAGAAGGAGGTGACCCCGGATGTCCACCAGGTTCGACGCCGCCAGCGACCGGATCTCGTTCAGCGGCACCATGTTCGCTGTCGGCTCCGGGTTCACCATCACCGCGTGGGCTTACGTGGCGGCCAGCACCGCCACCAACGCGACCTTCTGCCGCCTGCACGCGTCGTCCGGCGGCAGCACCATCGCCACCTGGGCGACCGGCGCTGACGGCCTGAGCGGGCCGAACTACTTCACCGGCGGCGGCAGCGTCTCCAACTCGACGAACATGGCGGTCGGCGCCTGGCGGAAGATCGCGATCTCCTGCTCCGGCACGACAGGCCGGAGCTACGTCAACACGGTCGGCGGCACCACCGAGGTCGACTCCGGCACAGTCGGTGTCGGCACCCCGGACGGACTGACGCTCGGTGGCCGCGCTCCGGCCGACAGTTCGGAGTGGTTCAACGGACGTCTGGCCTACGTCCGTGTCTGGACTGCGGAGCTGACGCAGACACAGATCGAAACCGAGTGGGCGAGCACCACCCCGGTCCGCACCTCGAACCTGTGGGCGAACTGGCCACTCACCGACTCCACCGACCTGACCGACCACTCCGGCAACGGCCGCAACCTGACCGCCGGGACGACGGCGGTGTCCACCGAGGCTGACCCTCCGCTCGGCGGGTCGGTCACCGGCACGGCCACCGCCGCGTTCGGCGCCCTCACGGCCACGGCCTCCGGCGTACCGACCGTGCGCGGCACGGCCGCATTCAGCGGCGGCTCCCTGACCGGCAGCGCCACCGGCCTGCGCACCGTGATCGGCTCCGCGACCGGACAGTTCGGCGGGCTCACCGCCTCGGCAACCGCGCCGTCACACGTCACCGGGTCCGCCACCGCCAGCTTCGGCGCTCTCACCGCGACCGCGCGAGACAGCACCCCAACCCCGCAGAGCCAAGGCTCGTGGTACGGGCTCCTCGACATCCTCCGCGAAGGCGCCCACCTGTACCGCGAGGAGCAGGCGCGTGACCCGGTCGCCTGCCTGGACTGCGGAGAGCCGCTGCGCAGCGGACCGCGCGGGGAGCTGTTTTGCCCGTTCGACGGATCGATCTGGGGAGCGGGCAACCGCCTCACCGGACATGTCAGCGAGAGGAGGTGACGAGAGATGACAAGCCCGTTCTATGCAACGCGTGAGGAGATCAAAGCTGAGATGGACGTCCGTGAGACGGCCCGCTCCAACAGCCGGATCGACCGCGCGCTCGCCGACGCAACCCTCGCGGTGGAAGGCCTGTGCCACCGCCGGTTCTACCCCGTCGTCGCCACCCGCTACTTCGACTGGCCACCCCGCACCGGGATGGCCACGCCGTGGATCCTGCGACTCAACGACAACGAGCTGATCTCCGTGTCGTCGCTCATGTCGGGCACGGTCACGATCAGCACCTCGGACTACTTCCTGCGACGTGCCGACGACCGCGACGAGCCGCCGTACACGCGCATCGAACTCAACCGCGACTCCTCCGCCGCCTTCGGCCAGGGCGCCACCTACCAGCGGGACATCACCGTCACCGGCCTGTACGGCTACCGCAACGACGAAACCACCGCCGGCACCATCGTCGAGGCCCTGGACGCCACAGAGACGGGCGTGGACGTGGATGCCGCGACGTCGGCTGCCGTCGGCGTCGGCAATCTGCTGCGCATCGACAACGAGCGTGTCATCGTCACCGACCGGCAGCAGCTCAACACCGGGCAGACCGTCGGAGGCAGCGGCCTCACGAACATCAACAACTCCGTCACCGTCACCGTGCAGAACGGCGCAGCATTCGCGGTCGGCGAGAACATCCTCATCGACGGCGAACGCATGCGCATCGACGACATCGCAGGCAACACCCTCATCGTCACCCGCGCATGGGACGGTTCCACGATCGCCGCCCACACGGCTGGCACCGCCATCTACGCCCCGCGGACCCTGACCGTCACCCGGGGCGCCCTCGGCACCACCGCGGCCGCGCACGCCACCAGCAGCACCGCCTACCGGTGGGACCCGCCCGGCCCGGTCCGGCAGCTCGTCATCGCCGAAGCCCTCACCGACCTTCTGCAGGGACGGTCCGGGTACGCGCGCACCGCTGGCTCCGGCGAGAACGAGCGTGAGACAAGCGGCCGCGGGCTCGCTGATCTGCGGCAGCGCGTGTACGTCTCCCACGGCCGCAAGGCACGGATGAGGAGCGTCTGATGCTGCTTGACGTCTCCACCAGCCGCAACGGGCCCATCTTCGACGGGCGGGCGCAGCGCCTCGCCAACGAGTACGTGAACCGTCTGGAACGCAACCTCGCTGAGGAAGGCCTGAACATCCTCCGTGAGGAGATGCGGGCCGTGTTCAAGCATCCGACCGGCTACTACGAGTCCCGCTGCGTCGTCACCGAAGGCCGCAAGATCTGGGACAGCAGGGTCGTGTACGGGCCGTGGCTGGCCGGCGTCGGCAGCAGGAATTTCCCGGTGACGCGGTTCAAGGGGTACGACCACTGGATCAAGACGCGGCACCGTCTCAACGAGCGCAAACGCGGTATCGGCGAGCGGCTGTTGCGCCGGTACACGGGACGGATGTGATCGGCCATGACCTTGGACCTCACCACCATCCGCAGCGTCGCCTTGTCGCACGCACAGAGCCTCGGCCTGTTCGAGCAGGTACTCGGGCACGAACCCGTCTCGGCGCCCGGCTCCGGCCTCATCTACGCCCTGTGGGTGGCCCGGATCGGCACCGTCCCGGCCGGATCCGGGCTCACCGCCGGAACGGGCCGTCTGGAGCTGACCGGGCGGGTGTTCATGCCCGCAGACACGGAGCCACAGGACGACGTCGACCTCGCGGTGACGGGCGCGGTGGACCAACTGATGGGCGCGTACAGCGGGGACTTCGAGTTCGGCGGCACGGTGCGCAACGTCGACATCCTCGGCGCCCACGGGGCCGGACTGAGCGCCGTGTTCGGCTACGCCCGCTTCGACTCCACGACTTACCGGGTGGCCACGCTCACCGTGCCCCTGATCATCAACGACCTGTGGACGGAGGCACCCTAAGTGGCCAAGAGTTCGGGGCTCGGAGACGCCCTCTACATCGCCGGGTTCAATGCTTCCGGCGACATTCAGCAGCTCGGGTCGATCGGTGGTGGCCCGGCGCTACTGACCATGACCGGCATCGACAAGTCGGCCTACGAACGGCAGGGCGGAACCCGGTCCGGGCAGATCGAGTTCACCGCGTTCCACAACCACGTCGTCGCCGGCACTGGCACGCACGAGAAGCTCGCCGCTCTGCCCCGCACCGACGTCATCCTGACGTACTGCCGCGGTACCACCCTCGGCGACCCGGCCGCGTCGCTGGTGGGTAAGCAGGTCAACTACGACCCCACCAGGGGCGACGACGGGATGTTGACGTTCGGGGTGAGCACCCAGTCCAACGGCTTCGGGATCGAGTGGGGGCAGCAGCTCACCGCCGGGATCCGCACCGACAGCGCGGCCACCAACGGGGCGAGCATCGACACCCTCGCCAGCGCGAGCTTCGGCGGGCAGGCCTACCTCCAAGCGTTCAGCTTCGTCGGCACGGACGTCACGGTGAAGATCCAGGACAGCGCGGACAACAGCACGTTCGCAGACGTTGCCGGGTTCGCGTTCACGCAGATCACCGGCGGTACGCCGTCTGCGGAGCGGATCGCCCTGTCGAACACGGCAACGCTGCGCCGCTACCTGCGGGTGTCCACCGCGACGACGGGTGGCTTCACCTCGCTGGCCTTCGCAGTCAACGTGATCAAGAACGAGGCGGCAGGAGTGGTCTTCTGATGAGCTTCCAACTGTCCCGCCCCGACCCAAAGATGAGCCCCGACGCGTACAAGACATACGCCGTCGTGTCCCCGCTCAGCACGCACTTCCGGCCGGCTTCGTGCGAGGAGATCGGCTGCCCGCACTATCTGAACGGCTGGCGCGTCCGGGTGGAGGGCCTCAGCCCGGAGGACATCCATGCCGCGAAGAACTCCGGTCGCCGCTGGGTGGAGCAGCGTGTGGCTGAGGGCGAGACGTGGCTGGTGTTCGAGGCCGGGCAGAGCTGCTTCCGCGTCAGCACCCACCGCGCCCGCGTGGACCGGCCGCCCCTGTACGTGGTGCGGGACGGAGATCATCGCGGTAACCCCCGCGGCACGAAGGCCCGGGTTCACCACAGCCCGGCCAACTGGCTCGAAGACTTCGCTGGTCACCAGCAGAAGATCGCAGACGAAATCAAGAAGGGGTGATCGGCCATGGCGAAGGCTAGCGGCCTCGGCCAGACGACACTGTCGGTGGACACGAGCGCGGGTACACCGACGGACATTCGGAACGACGTCACCAACTGGCAGATGAGCACCCCCAGGGGTGTGCAGGACATCACCGGTGTCGACAAGAGCGCGAACGAGCGGCTCCTGCTCCTCGCCGACATGAGCGTCACCTACAACGGCGTCTTCAACGCCACCGGCTCCCACCTCGTGTTCCGCACCGTCCCGTCCACCTCGGTGAACCGCACCTGCACGAACACCGTCAACGGCGTCACGCTCGCCGGGGAGATCCTGTTCTCCGACTACCAGCTCACCCGCGCCGACAGCGGCGAACTTACGTGGAGTGCGCCTGGCGCTCTTGCCGATGGCCAAGTTCCGACCTGGAGCTAGGCCCAAGTCGGGGCAAGCATCCGCTAGTTGGCCGATAGGATATCCAAGTCACCGAGGCTTGGAGGCCAGTTCATGGGCGGAGCATCGTCCGGCAAGTACAACATCAAACCTTGCGGCAAGGCACACGCCTGGTGTACCGAATGCCGCCCCGAGATGGCAGCCGCGCTAAGAAAGCCGAAGCCGCCGAGGAAGGAGCACGACAAGCCATGCAGGAACTGCGGACGCTGCGACGCGTGCCTCGGCCTCACGGCACCCGAGGGTATGAAGGTCTGCCGGGAATGTCGGGAGACCAAGCCACTCGGAGCCTTCGCACGCCGGAACGATACGGGCGGCTACCGCAACCAGTGCATGCAGTGTCGCAACGGCGGCATGACCTCCTCTCGATGCGAGTCGTGCGGGAAGCCCTTCGCTCGCCTCGGCAGCACCGTCCGGACGCTGTGTGCGGCGTGCCGTCCGACCGTCACGAAGCCATGCGCCCGGTGCGGCAAGGAGTTCGTGGGATCGATGGAGCAGCGCCGCTACTGCTCGCCGGAATGCCGCGACGCGACGCTCGACGAGAAGCGCAGGGAAGCACGGCGCCGGGTGCGGCTGGAAGCTCTTCAGGCGTACGGCGGCGAGACGCCCACATGTGCGTGCTGCGGCGAGGGCATGCTCGTCTTTCTCGCCTTGGACCACATCAACGGCGGTGGCCACGCTCACCGTCAGGAGACAGGCGGGGGCGGGTTCTACACCTGGCTGCGCCGCCACAACTACCCGGCCGGGTTCCGGGTGCTCTGCCACAACTGCAACCTCGGCCGACAGATAAACGGCGGCACCTGCCCGCACCAGGAGAGATGAGCTGATGGGTTTCAAGACCAAGGTCAAGACGTACGTGGTGCGGTTCGACGAGGGCCACGAGTTCCACGGCGCCGAAGCCAGGCTGTCCGGCATGACCTACGGCGAGTGGGAGCAGGTCACCGGCCTGGACGGCGGCGAGGGAGAGACGAACGGCGCCGCGTCGGTGCGCCGGTTCGTCGAGCATCTGATCTCGTGGAACCTCGAAGACGAGAACGGGCAACCCGTGCCGACCACCATGGACGCGGTCAAGCAGCTCGATCACGACCTCGTGGCCGCGCTCAACAACGCGTGGATCCAGACCCTGATCGGGGTCCACGATGCCGACCCTTTGCCCGAGACCTCCACCTCTGGCGAACCGTCCCAGGTGGCATCCATCCCGATGGAAGCACTGTCACCGAGCCTGGCGAGCTGACCCGCGCCCGGTTTCTGCTCGGCCTGTTGGAGCGGTTCCCGGGCTACACCCTGTCCTCCCTCCTCGCGGAGGACACCGAACTCATGCGCCTAGTGAAGATCGAAGAACTGGGCGGCGGACGCGACAGAGGGGAGGTGGACGATGTCTGACGACGTCATCATCACAGTCCGCGTCAACAACGCAACCGGACCCGGGATCACCTCGGTCAACCAGACCATCAACCGCCTCTCCCGCACCGCCCGCGACGGAGACGGCGCCTTCAAAGACCTGAAGGCGACGCTCCTCAGCCTGGCGCCGGCGGCGGTGCCGGTGGCTGCGGCGATGGTGCCGATCGCGGTGCGGGCGGGCGCGGCCGGCGTGGCGGTTGGTGCGTTCGCGCTGGCCGTCAAGGGGCAGCTTGGGGCGATGAAGGCCGCCAATGATGCGCAGGGGAAGTACTCCGCTGCGGTGGCCAAGCATGGTGCGACGTCGAAGGAGGCCGCGCAGGCTGAGGGCCAGTATCTGGCGATGGTGGAGGGCTTGGACCCGGCGACCCGCCGGGCTGCTGCGGGGCTGGGTGTGTTGACGGGCCAGTTCCAGACGTGGTCCCAGTCGCTGGCCAAGGACACGATGCCCGTGTTCACGAAGGGCCTCGCGGTCGCGGGCCAGTTGTTGCCGAAGCTGACGCCGATGGTGCAGGCAACGTCGGTCCAGTTCGATCGGCTGGTGACGACGCTTGGCGGGGCGGTCAACACGCAGGGGTTTGATGTCCTGTCGAAGAAGGTCTCGGACTTTGCCAACAGCTCGCTGAAGAAGGCGACGGACGGCGCCCTGCACTTCGCTCGGGTCCTGTCTGAAGGGAACGCGCACGGCCCGCTGATGGCGTTCATCGAGTACGCGAGGGCGCAGGGCCCGGCGGTCAAGGAGACGCTGTCGAACTTGGCGCAGGCCATCGGGAAGATCTTGCAGGGTGCGTCGGAGGCCGGGCCCGGTCTGCTGACGTTGGTGAATGCGTTCGCGAAGTTGGTGGCGTCGCTTCCGGCGTCGTTCGTCGGCCATCTGATGCAGGTGTACGCGGCGTTCAAGCTGATCAAGCTGGGTGGTGCTGGTATCGCGGCGGTCGGGGAGGCGTTCGCCACGCTGCGGACCCGGGTCACGGCTGTGACGACGGCGATGGCCGGGGCTACGGGTGCGACGGCCCGGCTGCGGGCGGGGTTCGGGGCGCTCGGTACGACCGCGAAGGCGTCCCTCGTCATCGGTGGCCTGGCCCTGGTGGCGTTGGGGATCAAGGCGCTCGCGGATAAGGCGCGGGGTGCGCCGCCGGATGTCGACAAGCTGACCGCCAGTCTGAAGCAGCTGGCGGGCACGGGCCGGTTCACGGGCGAACTGAAGAGCACGTTCGGTGACGTGGACGGCCTCGTCAAAAAGATCGGCGAGCTGAACCACAAGACCGAGCAGATGAACAGTACTGCGCTCGGTTTCCGTATCCCCGGCCTGGATGATCTCGCCGACAAGGTCAAGGGTGCTGTCCACGACATCACGGACGGCCACGACTCGCTGAACGCGCTGAAGGGCGACTTCGACTCCCTGGACAAGGCGCTGGCTGGC